TCAAAAGGTTTTGTTATATCTATTTCATCTAACACGCTTTTTTCTTCCTTATCTAAAGCTTTTTCTCTTTCAATATCTTCTTGTGTGGATTCGGTGAAAACACCTGCTTCTAAATTACTACTAGCATCACCTTCTATGTCATCTAAATTCTGACTGTTAGGTTTAGTTTCTTGATTAGTGTTTTGTTCGGTTGTAATTGTTTTAAATGGATTAGCTTTTTCTCTAGCCTTTTTAAGATATGTTGCTTTTATTTCTTCTAGTTTTTCAATTTCAGTTAATTGGTCAACACCTTTACCTTCTCCTAATACATAACGAGAAGCCTCTAATTTAGCTGCATTAAAAAGATCATTAACAGCAGAAGAGCCTTTATCGTTTAGTTGACCTGTTGTGCCAACGATAAAATCACTACCACTGAACTCACCTTTAAGTTGGCTATTTAGTTCTGACAACATCTTATTTAAATTTGTGAAATCCCCATTCTCAGAACCATTAGCTACTCCTAGAAGTTGGCTAAGTCTTGTTCTATTTGCTTGAGTTTTAGGTGTTCTTTCATCAAAGTACCAAGATAAAGCAGCATTAGCAGCATCTGCTTTAGATTCAAAGCCATCACTAATAATTCTTGCTTCTAGTTCTGCAGATCTTTCTCTGGTATTACCATCTAAAGCCACACCAGCATTACCAATCTTTGATGCTTCTAATGGATATTTTTTCTGTAAGTTAGTTATTAGGCTTGCGTCACCTGTTTCTGCAAAACTACTAATGGTATTTAATATGTCATCATTTTTTTCTCTTTCTTTTTCTACTTGTCTTCGTTTTTCTTGAGTAAAAGCAAAATCATTTATCTGTTTTTTTAATGTATTGACTTTTCCTTGATAGTCAGGATGGGCAGTAAGATTTAACTTGCCATCAGCACCATAAGGAAACTGTAAAGCTATATCTAAAATATTCTCTGCTGCTTCTATATCACCATCACCAGAAAGACCAACTGCTTCTGCCTGGTCAATAAGAACACCTACTATAGTTTTATTTAGATCGCTTCTATCTTTGGTAACAAGACCAAGGTTGTTCATGCTTTGTTCAAAGTTAGATATTAATTGCAGGTCTGTTTCGTCATCACTTACTATCAATCCTTTTACTAAAGGAACAGCTAAGTTCTTAAGTTTTTCAAGGTTATATTCCTGATGTTGTTTAATATGACTAGAGGTAACAGTGGCTGTAGCATCTGCTAATTTTGGTAAAAAGAATTTGTTCACATAGGTAGGATTTATATCACCTAACTGATCAACAACTCTTGTTCTTTCTCCTTCTAACCAAGTTTGAAATTGTGGAGATTGAAGAGAAAAAGCATTTAAAGATTTGCCATTTACTTGTGTAGTTGCGTAACTATTAGACAGAGTACTAGCTAAATTACTGCCTAGGATCTCTGCTTTAGTTCTTTGATAAGCTCGATCAGCAAAGATACTTCCACCTATTAGTTGTCTAGCTGCATCTTCACCATCAGCTTTTTTAACACCTCTACTTATATCTTTAAAGTTTTTAGCAGCATCTTCTATAGCTAGTTCTGTACCTTCAGCTTCTTCTTTCTCTACTTCTTTTTGTATCCTAGAACCTATAAAACTTTGTATTGCAGGGTTTATTGATTGCAATGCTTCTGCTAACTGTTGTATGTCAGTTTTAGGTTGAACACTAGGGGGTGCTACAAAAGTATCTACAGGTCTTGCAGATCCTCTAAAAGCTGTACTTTGAAAACTGTTAGTCATTAGCCTATAAGTCCTTGGTAAGAAGTAAGTCCTTGTGTAGCTACATTCAGAAGGGTGCTACCAAGTGAAGGAACTTGGTTGTAAGCCTGATTAATATTACTTTGCAGTTGATTCTGTCTATTATCTCTTTGTGCTTCTAACCCCTGTACATTTCTGCTGTATTGTCTTGTTGCTGAGTTCAAAGCCTGGTTTATAGATTCTCTCAAGTTAGCAGATTGCCTTTCCTGATCTTGTAATAAAAGACCTACTGTAAGACCTGCTCGTTCTGAAGCCCTTGTCGTACCTTGAGCTTGTAATCCTCTTATAGTTGCTGCTAACTTTTCTTGTGCTGCTGAAGCTCTTGTTTCTTTGAGTTCCGCACCTAAAGCTTCCTGTTGTCTGGCAAAAGATTCTTCTGCTGATCTTTGTGCTATCAAAGCTGATTGATAAGTCTGGTTTGCTGCTGATTGTGCGGCAGATCTCTGTGCAAGACCAGAAGCCAAGTTAAGACCTAAACCTGCTGCAAACAAAGCTGACTGAGTACCAGCAGCTAATCCTCCTATGGCTGGAAATGCAGCAACACACATCTATGCGATCCTCAGAAATTCGTAGAATGGTTTACCCTGCATACCGTAATGTTCGTGATATTGAATAAAGGTAAACCCAAGAGACTTTAACCATTTGATAGCAGAATCATTCTCTGCATATACAAAATTATATAGGATTTTGTATTTTTTCAACAGGTTATCGACCCATTTTCGACCTTTTCTTATTAGTTGTATTTTATATTTGTTATTTTCAAACAACTTATCTGTAGCAACCATCCATATAACACCACCATCTACCACCCCACAAAGACCCATAGGTTGATCGTTATCATCAGCTATAGCCATATTTACCTTGCTGCACATATAAGTTAACTGAAGGGCTTGTAGTGGTTCTTGTCCTGATTGGTAGAAAGCTTCTATCTTATCTACTTCTCTCATATTCTTAGCAACATATCTAAGGTCTTGTAAATTAGCTTTTCTTAAATGCCCCATTTACACCCTCCTACTTCTCATATGGAATCTTGCCTCATATTCAGCACTGTTTAATTTTGTAGGAAGGAAAGTACTATTCTTGATATCAATATCAACTCTATCTGCTCTGCTCATTATAGGAACTCTAAAAGTTCCTGTTTCAAGATTTACAGAACCTATGGTACTAGAAGCAGCACCTAGCAAATTACCTGTAAATTTATGAGTGGATGTGTCTCTGTTTTCTGGTGTTACTTCTACTTTGAAAAATCCTGTATTCTCAAACTTGATATAGAAATGATGCAGTTGTAAACGACCACTGATAAATTCACCACCACCACCTGGTACTTGTTCTGTTAATCGTTGAGCAGAAAATCTATAGTGCATTTCAAAAGGTTCACCAATAATAACCTTTGATAACCTGTAATCACCTGTAGCTGTAATAGTTAATGTAGAACCATTTGTATTAGTTGTTGTGGTGCTAATAACTTGTCCAGCACCTAAATTAACAGCACTTGTATTGGGTGCAGAAATAAAGGTACTGGTTTCACCTGATGCGAGATGCCTACCCACTACAGCCATCTGTGCATAGGTTCTATAGGGTAAAGTCCAAGTTGTTGTATTTGTACTAGCTACATAAGCTACAGATACCCCAGTAGAAGCTTCTGTTAATTTATGATCTAGATGAAACTCAAAATCTGCATTAGTCTCTGTGAAGTTAGATTCAAATGGTAACTTTTCTATAGAGGTAACATTATTACTATTCCTAACGACCATAAATAAATCGGTATCAATAAAATCTATATTTAGTATTGTTTTATTCGTATTTAAAATAAAAGTAGACCAAGCATTTAATATCTTCTGTCCTCTTTCTCCATACAACCACCTGTTGATATAAAGCTTATTTGGATTATCACTACCGATAAGAACCAAAACATCTTCATTTGTAGAAGCTGCCATTTTAAATATATTTGCTGGTATGTATTTAGGAACATGAATAGTAATATCTGCTGCTTCTTTTATCGTCAGATCTTCCATCGTCACATATTCTCTCACCCCTGCAAATAAACCTTTCTTTATAAGAAAATAAATACTTCTTCCACTAGATACAGGAACACTATTGGTATCATTTTCAAATTCAGTTGCTACGTTTACGTTTGCTGTCTTTGGTGTCAAGGCATCAGATGAAGCTGACAATACAAACTGTGTCTGATCTGAAAACAATATAAGTTCCTGACCCATCGTCTTAGCATGCTTTAGTATTGAAACCTTTGTATGAGAAGCTGCTACATCTATAGGATCAGAATCAATTACAGATAAGACTGTTTCTGGAAAGAAGTTAAAAAACTCTGAAACCCTTGATAACACTACGTTGTCATCAGATAAGAAACCTAATCTGTTTCTAAAGAAAAATACGTTATTAATCTTATTACCAACAAAACTAGGGTTGGGTGCTGTTACTAAATCACCAACAGTACGTTCTCCCCACAACGGTAAAGTAAAAGTAGTTCCACTAACGGTATAAGTACCTCCATCAACTCTTGCAAAAATAAAATTACCGTCTGACTGTCTAATCAAGACATGGGGCATAGTGTCATAATTAAATTTAAAATTTATTCCTGGTTTAAGAGTTTCTTCCCATTGCCCTTCTTCAAATGCTCCACCATTATTAGTAACAAATTTAACGAAGTAATTATCAAAATTTGTATTATCATCACCCTTTACTTCAACAACATAGTTATTAGGTGAAACTGTTGGTAGATCAGAAAACCTTTGTACTGAATCTTTTACTGTTGTTATTTGTGTATTACCTTGAGTGTCATTGCTATCAATAGTAAAGGTACTAGAATCATTTTTTCTTATATATAAAACAGGTCCGTTTTGATCAATAGTAAACCCAGACAGAGCAGAACCTGATGTAGGTGATTCACTATTTTGACCTAACAATTTATCTTTTATTTTTGTCGCTACAGTTGTCGTACTTAAAGGGTCATCACTAGCAGTGCTATGTGTAGCTGTAGTGCTATTAACAGTAACGGTATAACTGGTTTTATCTGATACTTGATTAAAAAATACTATTGCCTGTGTTTGTGTTCCTCCACTTAAAGTAGAGTCCATTGCAATAACTTTTGATGTATTAACAACAAAGGTAAAGTCAGCAATAGTTACAGTTTTTATTTCACTTCTTGGATTTGTTGTTTGTAAATAAGTAGTACCATCAGGTGTATTAACAGTTTTTAAAGTTCCGTCAATCTCATAAACTTTTATAGCACCATTAGTAAATACAGCAACATATCTTTCTGTTGTATCTCTATTTATCGTATGTATATGAACATTAGCATCAGTAGGAAAGCTGTTAAGAGTTGCTAAGTATTGAGTGCCACTACGCTTCTGTAAACCCTGCACAGGGCTGCTATCAGCATTATCCTGTATATCAGCATGGTCTGGTTGTTTTGTAGAATCAGAAGCCTGTGAGACTCCTCTGAGCAATGTAGGAATTGCTCTAGATACTATTGCCATAGTTACCTGATTAATGCGTTGGAAGGGCTGTATGTATCAAACACACTTGTAAGTGATGGATCTCCTCTTAATAAATTATGATCTCCATTCTCCAAGTCTGTTTCCATCAGTATAGCTCTAGCTCTTACTTCGTCCTGTTGACTGAAAGATCTTAACCCTTCATCACCTACCAACCTATCAACAAATACTCTGGAAGCTTTGATAGTTATATATCTTCTGGCAGGTTCTGGTATCTCATCAAAATCTCTTAGGAATACAACAGTACTTTTAAGATCTGCCTCAAATTCAAAGGTATGATTTTTTCTATCGTAAAACTTAAGACCTCTTTGTATTGCATCAACATCAGGATGATGATGAATATTAGGATCTGCACTAATGACATTAGCTGCAAGATTAATATTGTTACTGGAATCTCTGGTCAGAACAACATCAATTTCAGTATTAAAAGACCAACCTTCTGATTGAACTTCTTTGTTGATTTCTGACAGAGTATTCTGTGCCAGTTTTGCATCAACAGGTAAAGTACCTGTCAACGTATTTATGGGAGCTTCCCCAATAGAAGCCAACATAATGTTAATAGCTTCTAGTTCAGTGCTTGCAGCTACAGTCATGGTTCTTTACTTTTTTATTTTAAGTGATTCCCTACCACCCATTTTTTTCTTTTTCTTTTTCTTAGTGCTGTGATACATGATGTTCTCCAAATAGTAAGAGAAGAGTACCCATTGCTGAGTACCCTTCGAGGTAAGTTAAGAAGCAGCAAGCTTGATAGTAGCTGCACATTCTGGTCTTAGGATTCCATGACCAAGAGCATACTTAGCAACCATCAATGTACCTTGATACATGATTCCGTAGTCAGAACCAGATATCTCAGTAGTCATATCCATAAGCTTCACAGTACCAACTGCTGACTTGTGGAAGACAAGACCGATAGTTTTGCTGTCATCACCTGAGTAGGTGTTGTTAGCTCCACTTGGGTTTGATGATACGTTTGACTGAGGTACGTTGTTACTCATCATCA